ATACTCGTATGCGTGGTGCGACTTGAACTTTCCGTTCTCACTCCACCACACAGCACGAACCATCACGCCAAACCTGTCGGTCTTGGACCGTGACCAACAATATCCGTCATGTCCACGCTGACGACAACACCTCGCATCACTCCAAATGTGTATCGAATTACACTTCATGCCGCACCGCCCTTAAAAGATTCTCCCAACACTCTCCGGCATCGTGCCCATCTGTTCAATGGTGTCGCCGATCATGATGGTGACGGGATCGGTCATGCCGCCTCCAACACTTCGTGGGGTACATCTCGCATCACACCCCCTCCGGCTTGGGAGCATCGGCAAGTGCGTCCTGGGCGGCTTTGTGAAAAGCGAAGACCGCCAATCGAATCGCACTCAAGCCACTTATCACCATCACCCGCAAACGTCGCACCCAGCGGGATGGTGATGGTTTTCTTCTCGGGAATCACAGTAAACGGGTTCGGGATCATGCTCGTCCTTTCAGTTGCTTGGCCTGCTTCGCTGACCACAAGTGGGTACGCCCAGTCGTCTTTGCGGGCTTGATGTCGCGCCGCTTCGCACGTTTCAGGATTGCCGGGCGCGACGTGCGGAACCGCGCGGCAAGGTCTGCGGTGGTGAAGAATCTCATGCCGATGAGTGTACCTATATCGGTACGCCCGTCAAGGCCACTTTAGCCCCCGCAAAAAGATTTCTCGCAAGTCTAGTATTTGCATGGGTTTACGAAAAATCTTTCTGGAATCCTGCATTTGCCGCTGGATTCTGCCGAATTACTGTTAGACTCATGGGGCGATATGGGTACGCATGAAAGGGCAAACATGAAGCAGGCATTGAACACCAGCACACGGTACGAAGTTCGGGAAACAGAGACGGGCGAAGAGTGGGGGGTTTTTGCGGTCACTCCCGGATATCACGCTCGCCAGATCGGAAACACCACCTGCAAGGCCGAGGCGGAAGCGATGGTCAACGGCTTGACCAACGCCACGATTCAGGCCGCGTTTGCGGAGATCAAGTAATGAGCGAATACCTCCACAACAAGGGCACCGACAAACTCATCGCGGACGTGCGGGCGTTCGACCCGACGAAGATCAACCCCGCCGAGGCGGACGAGGTGCCGCTGGCGATTCTCGGGCAGGGCGACACGGCAACCGCCGTTGTTGGCAACGCCGACGGGTCGATTGAGACGCGGCCATATGGCTGGGTCACGAAGCACGTTGACGCGGCACACCGAATCGGCTTCCAGTCCGGCATCATCGCCGCGATCAATGCGGTGTTTGCAGACGATGAGTTGCGGTCGAGTGATAAGGCGCGGCTGGCGGAGACGCTGGCGAAATTGGAAGACGCGCCCTCCGGCTCCACCCGGCAGGGCTGACTCACTCGCCCTACGCGGTGGCGTGGGGCGGGTATTTGAAAGGAGTTCACTATGTGCTTCAACTGGATTGGTCCTGAACGGTACCGCGGTCCCGATCTCTATGAAGATGATGTGGCCGAGGGCCGGTGCGAGATGTGTGACAGCACAACGTATAACGGCGAGTGCGAACGCGGCTGCCGCAAATGCGGCTACTGCGAGCAAGAAACCGATGGCGGCGATTTCGTGAAGATCGGCAAGGAAACTATGTGCAAGGCGTGTGCGGCGGATATTTGATAAGTAAAGCGGGAACGGTGCGCCCGATTGAATATGCACCATCGGAGTGTTTGGTATGTCAAAGTTTGTGAAGCCGAGCAAGGAAGAAAAGCGACTGAAGGCCATGTTCTACGGGCCTGCTGGCGTGGGTAAGACCACGGCGGCTATCCAGTTCCCGCGTCCGGCGTTGATCGACACCGAAAAGGGTGCGGTCAATGATGCGTATGTGGATCAATTGAATAAGGTCGGTGGCGTGGTGCTGCAAACCTCGGACTTCAATGAAATGCTGGCGGCGATTACTGATCTGGTCAAGAACCCCGGCGATATTCAGACCGTGATTATCGACCCAATCACGGTGGTCTACAACGATCTGCTGGCGAAGGCCGAGCGGAAGGTTGGCAACGAGTTTGGTCGGCACTACGGAGAGGCCGACAAGCACATGAAGCACCTTGTCAATCTGCTGCTGAGGATTGATACCAATGTGATTGTGACGTGTCACGCGAAGAACGTGTACGGCGACGGCATGAAGTTTGAGGGTCGCACGTTTGACGGGTACAAGAAACTCGATTACCTGTTCGATCTGGTTTTCGAGATTGACAAGCGCGGGCAGAATCGCGTCGGCATCGTCAAGAAAACCCGTGTATCAGGGTTCGCCGACGGGGAAGTGTTCCCGTTCTCCTACAGCGAAATCGCTGATAGGTACGGGCGGGCGGTGATTGAGCGTGCTGGCGTGGGTGAAACACTGGCGACACCCGAGCAGGTGGCCGAGATGGAACGCCTCACACGGCTACTCAGCCTGCCCGATGAGACGGTAGACAAGTGGCTGGACAAGGCCAAGGCCGATTCGTTTGCAGAGATGCCAAGTGATGCCGCTGCCAAGTGCATCGCGTTCATGCTTCAACAGGTCGGAGGTGCGAAGTGAGTTGGTACAACCCAAAGGACGCGGACAAGCCGGTATTGCCAGAGGGCGAGTATGAGGCGGTGATTGAACACGCCGAACACAAGTTCTCCAAGGCGAACAAGCCGATGTGTGTGGTGAAGTTGCGCGTGTACGGCGACACCGAAATCATCGTCTACGAATACCTGACTGGCGAGATGGCGTGGAAGGTCAAGAAACTTGCCAAGGCGGTTGGCAAGGATGCCGAGTTTGAGGCGGGCCTGTTCGATCCCGTCAACTGCATCGGCATGAATCTTCGCGTCGAGTTGAAGATTCAGCAGGACGATGCGTATGGCGATAAGAACAAAGTCGGCAAGTTCCTTCCGTCGTCCGCGTCTGTGCCAGCCAAGGACGCGCCGCGTAAGCCCGTGACACCGGGGCCGGGCGAGATTGATGTCCCTTTCTGATTCTCATGCCCGGCAAGCCGTGAGTGCCGGAGTCGGGATACCCCAGTCTCCCGACGGACCCTTTCCCCCTCGTCGCGGGGGGCGAACCACGGAGCGACACACTCCCCGCCCGACCTCGAAGCGGGCGGGGGGATTCCAACTTTTCCCCGTCGTTGCAGCCAGTCCGCGTTGGGCTGGCTTGCGGCGGTAGGGGACCGGTTCGGTTGATGCCGGGGCGGGGGATTAGGAGGAAGGATGAATCAAATTGATATTCACGAATACAAGTCGTTCGTCAACGCGAAGCATGTCAAGGCGGACTATTGCGGCTTTGATATTCCAGTCGAATCTCTCCCGCTTGCACTGTTTCCGTGGCAGAAGGAGATTGTACGGTGGTGTGTGAAGCGTGGAACAGCCGCGATCTTTGCGGAGTGTGGGCTTGGAAAGACTGCCATGCAACTAGCGTGGGCGGAGCGGGTCCACAAGAAAACCGGCAAACCGGTACTCATTCTTACACCACTGTCTGTCGGCCCGCAAACGTGCCGAGAGGCCGTCAAGTTCAGCATCGACTGCGAAGTGCATGGTGTGAAGTCGGCGGACGAGGTGGGCACTGGTATCTCTGTGTGCAACTACGAGCGGCTTGACAAACTGGATACCGCCGTCTTTGGTGGAGTTGTGCTGGATGAATCGTCGATCCTCAAGTCTTTCATGGGCAAAACCAAACAGCAACTAATTGCAGCGTTCAATGAAACGCCGTACCGGTTGGCATGTACCGCTACGCCGTCGCCCAATGACAATCTTGAACTCGGCAACCATGCCCAATTCCTAGGCGTGATGGATTCTTATGAGATGATCGCCCGCTGGTTTCAGAACGATCTCATGGAAGCGGGCAAGTACGATCTCAAGCCGCACGCCGCTGAAGATTTCTGGCGGTGGGTGGCATCGTGGGCGGTGGCGATTGATAAGCCGAGTGACATTGGCGGAAGCGACGAGGGCTACAACCTTCCGGGTTTGGATTACGAGTACGTCACTGTCGATGCCCCCCACAAGAAAGCGGACGACGCATTGTTTGGAGACGTGGAGTTGTCCGCTACATCTATCCATCAAGTGAAACGCGAGTCGGCTCCTAATCGTGCCAAGGCGGTTGCCGAGATTGTGAACGCGAGCGATGAGTTGTGGATCGTGTGGTGTGATTCCAACTACGAGGCCGATGAGTTGATGCCGCTGATCCCCGATGCGGTTGAGATTCGTGGCGACATGAAAGACTTTGAACGCGAATCTCGAATGGACGGATTTCTGTCTGGAAAGACTCGCGTGCTTGTCACGAAGCCAGAGATCGCCGGGTTTGGTGTGAATCTTCAGCACTGCCACAATATGGCCTTCATCGGCCTCTCGTATTCATTCGAGCGTTTTTATCAGGCGGTACGCCGATGCTACCGATTCGGACAGACAAGCAAGGTCCGGTGTGTCATTGTCCAATCCGATCACGAAACGGCGATTGCCAGCAGCGTGCAAGGCAAGTCCCGTGCCCATGAGTTGATGAAGTCTGGCATGGTCGATGCCATGCGGGAGGCGCAAATGGACGAGGTGTTTGGTCGAAAGAAACTCAACGACGTGGCCGCTCCGGTCTATCACAAGGATGGCGATTGGACTATCGCTCACGGCGACTGTGTTGAGGTGACGCGAGCGATGCCGTCCGATTCTGTTGGATTGAGCGTGTATTCCCCGCCATTTGAAAATCTTTATACATACTCAGAAAGCATGGCGGACATGGGAAACTCCGCCAACTCCGAAGAGTTCTTTCGGCATTATGAATACCTGTTGAGGGAACTGTACCGCGTCACGATTCCCGGGCGGTTGACGGCGGTTCACTGCAAAGACCTGCCCGCGTACAAGGGGCGTGACGGTGCCGCTGGCCTGAAAGACTTTCCCGGCAAGATTGTGGCCGCTCACGAGCGTTGCGGCTGGCAATACCACTCGCGTATCACGATCTGGAAAGACCCAGTGATTGAAATGCAGCGGACAAAGAATCACGGCCTATTGCACAAGATTCTGTGCAAAGACTCATGCAACTCGCGGCAGGGCATGGCGGATTATGTGGTGGTGTTTCGCAAGTGGGTGGATGGCATCGACCAGTTCCCCGATCCCGTCCGACGCGATCCTGATGCGCGCTTCAATAAATACATTGGCGAATCGCCTTGGGAATCGGAGGGCAACGCTCGCACTGACTCGATCAACATTTGGCAGCGGTACGCATCGCCGGTATGGATGGATATTCGGCAAACAAACGTGCTGAATAACTACCGCAGTGCCAAGGGCGAGAATGACACCAAGCACATCTGCCCGTTGCAGTTGGACGTGATCGCTAGGTGTGTGGAGTTGTGGAGCAACCCGGGCGATCTGGTTTACTCGCCTTTCGGTGGCATCGGGTCCGAGCCGTACATTGCGATCAAGATGGGCCGCAAGGCGATGTGTGCGGAGTTGAAGGGGGAGTATGTCACTCAGGCGATTGAGAACCTGACAAGGGCAACGCGAGAGTGTGCGGAAGAGGATGTGACTTTGTTTACCGGAGAGCCCGCATGAAACGCCCCCGCTCATTCGCAGACTTCCACTGTGGCAATCCACACGTCTTTGCCAAGTTCCGGTATGTGGCTAGCCAACTCCGCAAGTCTCAGCCCGAGCGTGGATCGGCTGAGCAAGTCTGGCAGATTCTCCGCTGGGAAATGCGATTCGACACCGACGATTCACTGGCGGGCAGGTTCAAGTTGAACAACGTGTACCGCAGCAAGTACGCTCGGCTGCTTGTGCGGGTTGACCCATCATTCAAGGGCTGGTTTCGTTTCAGGAAGAGGAAGGTGAAGAAGTGAAGATCGGCGACTCAGTTCTCGGGACATATCGGCGCACAAACGGCAGCAGCGACGGAGCGTTTTTTGTCGATGAACGCGCGACGGGGTTTATCGCCTCGCGTCGGATGCCGCTGGGGTTCTACTGGCTCAACTTCGTGACACCGCACGGCGAAGTTCTTCAGATGAATCACGAATCGGAGATTGGCGGCGACCCGCGCGACGTGATGCCCAAGTTGCGGGTGTTGATGAATGTGCGGGCGGCGGCCAAGGCCCACATTGGCAACGGTGGCGGGGTCCAGTGGTACAACGGTGACGATTACCGCCAGCCGAATCCGGCGAAGGCGTTGCAGGAGTTGTCGGATATTGGGCAAGATGATGTGATTCTCTAGTCTCTCTCTCCCCCTGCCGTGCGGCGAGTGCCGTGCGGTGGGGTTTGTCGGTTGCCCGCGTCTCGCTGTGGGCGGCGGTGGTTTGTGGTATACTTGCGGTGCTCACCCGTTCAATCATCACATGCGTTCCTTTACAACACACAACCCCCTGTCTCGCAACGTCCGGCATGTGATCATGGCGGGTGAGTCCGTTGCGGGATGGGGGGTTGTTTGTTGGGAGGTGCGTGCATGAAGCGCGGCACCGGGCGGCATGACAAGATTCTGGAACTCGCCTGCGAGTTAGACATCCCCGTCTATTCGGCTGTCGGGATTATGAACCTGCTCTGGGAGTGGGCAGCCGAAAGCAAGCCGCGAGGCGACGTTGGGCGGGCATCTAATCGGGTCATGGCGACGATGGTTGGGTGGCCGGCGGTGGACGCTGATCGGTTGGTCGGAACGCTGATAAAGGTCAAACTGTTGGACGAAATTGAGGGTGAGGACCGGCTTTATATACACGATTGGCACGATCATTGTGACAACGGAGTGCATACTTGGCTGGGTCGTCGCGGCCTCTACTTTGCGAACGGTAACCGCCCGTCAATAAACCACTTGCGCAGTGACGAGCGGGAGCAAGTGAGGGCCAACTACCCACCATTGGAGGACCGTTCCAACAAAGGTCCAAAAAAGGTCCAAGGAAAGTCCAAGCAAAAAACATGCGCGCGCATGGACGGTACGGCCCCTGCCCCTGCCCCTTTCCCTGCCCCTTTCCCTGCCCCTTTCCCTGCCCCTGTTCGGGACGAGACGAAGCGGATCGGTGGGGCATCCTCCCCGCCGGAAAAAAATGCCCCCGTCGATCTTGTGTGCCAAGCTATCGAAGCCGGATTCATCGGCCCCCAAGGGGAAATACTGGTCGGTGCTGGCGAGATGTACCAAGCCCGCGAACGCCTCTCCCGCCTGCTGACCGATTCGTGGCGAGAGGGGACGTGTGCTGACTTCGCGCCGCAACTGGTCGAGGCGATCAAGGCCCAGCGGTTCGCCAGCGTCCGCCATGCGGTCAACTGGATCGAGTCGGTGTGCCGCCGCTGCCGCCGCGATGGGTGCTTGCCCGGCGACCCGATGAAGGGCGGCAAGGGGCTTGTGATCGAGCGGGAGCCGGAAGTTTCTAAGTCATGGGAGAACGCATGAACCGCAGAGACGCGATCAAAAACACGATGGTGGCGATGTGGCCCAAGAGCAAATTGCCAACGCAAACGCTGGCGGCAACCATCGACCGCCTGAACGGGTCGAATCTGACGCTGGACCAGATCACCGCGTTGCTTACCGCCCACCAGCAGGAGTGCGAGAAGGCCGCATGGTCCCCGTTCCCGCCCGATATTTCGCGGCGGGTGTCGGCGGTTCGGGCCGATACCGGAAACCGCCAGCGGGTCGCGGCAACGGCCAAGGCCAACGCCAGCGGCCAGCACTACGCGGGATTCGTTGCATGGGCCAATGCCGCACTACGGGACCGCGTGCTTGCCGCCGTCGAGTGCATGGATATGGCGGCCGTGGATGGGTTTGTGTTGGCGCGGGCCAATTCGGAACGCTTGGGAATGTGGAACTACGCCAAGGCCAAACTCGGCAACGCCGAAACATGGACCCCCGAGCGGTTGGCCGACTTGCAACCGGCGAGGATTGTGCTGGCGCACTGCCTCGGGCTCGGCGGCGGCCCTGAGTACGACCCGCAGGGCGAGTACCCGAGGCCCGTTCGCAAGGCGGGTACCGGCCCGGTTCCCGGATTGTAACATCGTCGCATTACAGCCCCGCCTAGGCGTTCTAGGTGCGGCAAGGTAGGGTGGTACCAGCCGGGCCCTAAGAACGCCGTACGGTGGCGGGAAACGGCCTTGGCGTTGAAAGTAGGGAGGGACTATGGAGAACAGAAACGAAATGAAGGGGCAAGAGCGAGGCATGGGGGTGATTGTGGGTGATCGAAAGGAGGCCGCCAATGACTAGTCTGCGCCCGCCCGAATCCGAACGCCTGCGGGCTATACGCCAGGCCACCGAGCATCTCATCGGGGAACTCGAAACTTTCCGCCTGCACCTCGAGGACGTACTCCATTCTCGGCGCATGAAAACTGACAGCATCCTGCGCGAACAATCGGACTTCGCCCGCCTCCGAGACAGCATGATTGCCATTGACGCCAAACTCGCCAAGTGGTTTGTGGCTACGCAACCCTTCTGTCAAGGCACACACCCAATCATCACGCGCGACATAAACCCGGACGAGTGCGAGATATGCCAAGCGTCGCCCTACGCCAAGGTGCAGGAAACCGAGGAGGCGGCTACCGTACCCTACTGCCGCAAGCATTGGTTCGAGTACGCCAACGCCGCCGGGGACGCTACCCTTTACGCGGTCACGTTCCCGACTGGCGTAGCGAAGATACCAAGGGGTTCGTGTATAACCGTAAAGACCGTAGTGAAGGGCAAGCCGATCCACAACCCCTAGCGATCTGAAAGACACGGGGTAGGGGCAAGATCGTCTGTGCATCACACTGGAATGGATCGTACGGCTGCTCGCGGCACGCGCGGCGGGGGCCGACAGGAGAATCATCAATGACCATCGAAACTGGCTTTGCATCGTTCATCATTCTCGTTACACTCGTCGTCATGGCCCTTGTCGGGCACGCGACGTTCACGGCTGGGCCTGACCGCCCCAAGTGGCACAGGCCCGTAGGCATCGGCATCCTCGCAGGGCTGGCGGCGTTCGTCGCCTTCTTTGTGTGGTTCGTTTGGTGGGGAGGTGTGAAGTGACGCAACGCGAACGCGACACCTACGCGGCACTCAGGCGGGCTAAGGCGGACGAGAACGCTGACCGGTCATTCTGGGCTGTTGCAACCGTTGGCGGGCTGGTATTCTTCGCGGCCTGCCTGATCGTGATCGGCGTGTGGTACGCTGGCACCTGAACGTTGTCTCTCCTCCTTTGCCGCCCCGGTGTCACTCGCTGGGGCGGTTTGTTTATCGGGCGATGGTTAGGTAAACCCTAACGCCGTGTAACAACCAATACCAGAGATGAAACCGACCACTCGATTCGACGAAAGATATGTATATACTCAACTATCGGCCCACCGGATTGCAGGTGGGGAATTGAAAGGAGACTGAAATGGCACACACACCGGGACCGTGGGACGCAGAATGTATTACCGATGGCGCATGGGAGATCAAGAGCGATCCACAACAAGGCCCGTGGAAAGCCGTCTGTGACGTGAAGGCCAATCGACTTGGAGAGGCAGCCGTCACGAACGACGAATCCGAATCAAACGCCCGCCTCATCGCCGCCGCACCGGAGATGCTGGAGGCGTGCAAGGTTGCGCTAGCAGAATCGGAGGCGGCCAACGACACAAGCCCGAGTGCTTGCCACTTGCGATATGTGCTTCGCGCCGCCATTGCCAAAGCGGAGGGCAAATGAAAGGCAGGCCGCGAATCCTGAAAGAAGGCCGCCGCGTGCTTGTCTACCTCGATGCCGAAACCCACGCCAAGGCCAAGGCCATTGGCGGCGGCAACGCAAGCCGGGGAATCAGAAAGGCGATCAAGCAGGCCAAGTAACCGCAACCCCCGCAAGGGGGTTTTTCTTCCCGAATGTTGTAGGCAATCACAAACACACCCCCACCCATAAGGGTACACTTGCGGCATGAGCCGCGCCTACTCAATGCTGTCGGTCATCGTTGCCTCCGCCGTTGCTATCGCGGGCATCGGTGCCGTGCCCGCGTGCAGTTACACGCCGCCAGCCGTGGCCGGGCCGGAGGGGTTTGCACCCCCGCCCGGTGATGATGTACCCCGCTCACCGCATGGGTTGAAGATCGAAGTGCCGGTGTCTGACCCCGCCGACACAAACCGCGACGGCACGGTGTCACACAAGGAATCAAAGGCAGCCGCTCAATCCGACTTCCGCCACACGGTCAAGGTGGGCACGGGCTGGCTGGCTGGCCTGTTCTCGCTGGCGAGTGTCGCCCTCTTCGTGCTTTCGTTCTTTGTCGCCACCATACCCACCCGTCACGCCCTCGTCGGCGTGGGGTTGGCGGGTGTAACGTGGGTCGCTCGATACATGCTGCTTGCCTACGGCACGCTGGCCGCTGACATTGTGGCTTGGGCGTGCATCGTGCTGCTGGGGCTGTCGCTCATCGGCATCGTGTGGGTCGTCGTCGTCTGGTGGCGCAACCGCATCGCCGTTATGCAGGGCAAGCAACTGGCAGCAGAGGGCAAGCCGCGAGAGGCGACTGCGTTGCTGGCGGTTGGCAACGAATGGGTGAACGAACGCCGCGCCGAAGTGGCTGCCACGCTCGGCAGTCTGGATTCGATGACGAAGGAAGAACGGGCCAAGGCCACAGCCAAACTCCGCGAGTGGGGGGTGAAGTTGTGACCATCCCTTGGCCCCCAAGCACCGGCGAGGCAAAGTCCACGGCATCCGAGGGCCTTACGGCCCCGCTTGCACCCCTTGCGATCTGGGCTACCCCGGCATCAAACACCGGCCCGCGCGGGTTCACCGACAAAGTATTGGAACTTGGGCCTATCGGCTGGGTGCGTTGGCTTGCCCCGCTGATTCGCGCTGATGCGACCCACATCATCATCGCGTACCCCGGCGGACAGGAAGGCCCGGCAGACCTTCGCTTTGACATGGTGGAGCGGGCGGCCACGCACCATGATCCCCGTGTGGCCGAGTGCGGGTCATATCAAGTGTGGGCCGATGCCTGCATGATTCTGACAGAGCGCACCGGCAAGAAGGTGGGGTTCTATCTCGGCACCGCCCAGCACATGACGCGCAGTTCCACCCTTGACACATGCGAGAACATCGTGGTGCACTGGGGCGGCATCGCCGACTTCGTGTGCATCGACACGCTTGGCGACCGCAAGCCGGGATCAAATGACGTTCTCGCGGCGAACCGGCTGGCATCGGCGGGCATCGAGGTGTGGGGCGAACCGCGCCCGACACGCGGCAGCGTGCTCTTTCCCTTCACCTATTTCTGCTTCCTGTCCAAGTGGGAATCGACCGGCGGGAACTACGGCGACCCGGGCCACACACCGCTGGACGTGATCAAGGCACAGGGCGCAAGTGTGATCCTGTTCGACGAGACGGGCCGCGTTCACCAATCGGTCATCGACTTCAACCGCTCGCAAGGGATCGGATTCTGCGTGGGCGTGGACTACAGCAACGCCGGGGGTGCGGCGTGACGTTCGCCAGTTCCATATCTATCGGTGGCCGCGTACTGAGGTTGCCAGCCACCATCGGCAACGACAGCACCGCTATCGGCTGGGCATCATCGCAACTCGCCAACATCCGCGTGCCGGTGACATCGTGGGTCATGCTGGCCGCCGACTACACCCTCACCAGCACGGTCGCGTCTCAGAAGGCGTTTGACACCACCGCCAACGGCACGCTCACGGTGGGAACCGGCGTGTATGAGTTTGACGCTTTCCTGTACCTCACGAATATGAGTAGTGCGGCATCGAACAATCTCACGTTCGATGTAGTGGGTGCGGGCACGGCAACCACCGACCGCTGGGGTCATCACTCAACCGGGCTTGACAATAACTCGCCCCTCGCCACGCTCGCCCGATCCGGCTCGGCAAGCGTGGCATCGGCCACACAGACAAACATCGTCAACGGCGCGACGGGCACGGGCATGGTGTCGATCACTCAGGGCATGTTTCGGGTATCGACGGCGGGCACGATCATCCCGAGCGTTGCGCTGGGCACAGCCGCCGCCGCCGTGATGAAGGCGGGTTCATGGTTTCGCGTCCGCCGCGTGGGTGAAGCATCGGAAACTTATGCAGGAGCGTGGACGTGACCGAGCCCCAAAGCAACGGCGACTTGCATACGCGCGTAGGCCGCCTAGAGGCCAGCGTGCAGGGCTTGCACGGCGAAGTGGCCGGTGTCAAAGAGGACGTTGGCAGGGTTGCCGCTGGCATCAATGCTCTGACTGAGAAACTCGGCAACTCGGGCCGCACAAATTGGAGCGTGGTAATAGGCGCAACGGCCCTTGCCTCCACCATCATCGGCGCGATTGTTGCCTCGACCGTGACACCGCTGCGGTACGCGGACACGGTACATGAACGCGACATGCAGGCAATACAGGCACGGCAGAATCAGGACCATGACACGCTGATTCGTTTGCATGAACGCGACATGCAGGCAATACAGGCACGGCAGAATCAGGACCATGACACGCTGATTCGTTTGCAGGAACGCGAACTCATCAGACGGGAAAGGGGCGAGTGAAGTGGCTAGCCGCTACTGGGATGGGACGAACGGCAACGACGCCAACGACGGGCTGACAATGGCAACCGCGTGGAAGACGTACACCGGCGTTGCACCAGCGGCGTGGCTGTCGTCCGCTGGCTCCGGCGACATCATCTATCGCCAAGGCACATTCCGCCCCACCTACGGCGTGGCCGCAACGTTCCACGATACCGGCTGGCTCCTCACGCTCACAAGCAAGTCTGGCGTACAGGTCATCAACTATGGCTCATGCACCATTCGCGGCGATACCGCCACCTTGCCGGGCGCGTGGCTAAACGTATCTGGCAACATCTGGGAGAAAACCCTCAACACCGGCCTCTACATTGACGGCGTGACGTGGAACTATGACACAGAGACGGTGAGCGGCAGCGCGGGCCGCACATTCCGCAAAGGGCAACTTCGCTGGAACTCCTCCCCATCGGCGGCATGGGATTGGAACTACACCACGGGTACGGGCGTGCTTCGCATCGTCACCGACGGCACCGACCCGAACACCGTCACCATCGGCATCGTGCGGGGTCGCAACGCCGCAAACCCCTACGCGGCATCCGCCGGGTCTTCTCCATACCAAGGCGACTCCCTTACATCATGCACTGGCTGCTCTATCAACGCCTCGCTGACGAGTTACTTTCTTATCAATCCATACAGCAACGCAGACGGGTACGCGATTATCTGCCAAGGCGGAAACGGCAACTACACCGCAGGCGGGTATTCAGAGAACACTGGGTATCACGGCATGGGGTGCGCCGGAAGCGGCTCGAATATCAATCACACATTTGTGGGATTCGATTCTGGCTCGCTCTATAAATCAAGCACCAATTATGTGGCGTTCGCGGGCGGCGCGTCTACTGAAGTGAACGGGGTAAGGTTCCTCAACTGCGTGGCGCATGTTCAGGTTCATTTGGCGATGGATGGAAACCCGATTCAAGCCGCCACCAACATGACCGCCTTCTATTGCCACACCAGCGGGCTTGCCAACAACTTCGTCAATGGGCTTTTGTTCGAGCGTTGCACGGCCTATATGTACGGGGACGACGCGAACCGCAACCCGTTCGGATTCGGCAATCTTCCCTCCTACGCGGGAAACTGGGATAGCACCGCCAGCCGCAACGTGATCTGCCGGGAGTGTGCCTGTGTCAATGGGGTACAAGCGACTGTTTTCGATTCGGTTTGGTTTGACCGATGCAATTTCGACTATCAGAGATGCGGCCCGGCGGGAGCATCAAACAACGGGGCGTTGTTGCTGAGCAAGGCCACAGGCATCGCGCATAAGCCGCTGTTCACATCTTGCGTATTTCGATTCAACTCAGACCGCAGCGGCGGCTTTGGCTATAACATTCACACATTCACCGGAACATTCGACGCGGGCGACGGTGCCGGGTTCATTGGATGCACGCTCATCGACACCGGCACAAACTCAAACGACTGCTATTTCATCAGTTACGAGGCAAAGGCCAACTACACATATCGGGTGTATGGTTGCGTGATCGGCTTTACAAGCAAGCCGGTATCACAGGCGTACCTGTGCGTTTCGGACAACGCCCTTGGCGCGTCGGCCCACGAGTTCCGCACTAACGCCTATCTCGGATTCTCGCCGACGCTGGCCCGGTACTCATCAAACGCGGCACTTGACACAAAGGCCGAATGGATTGCACAGGTCGAAACCGGCACCGGCGCACAAGCACCGCTATTCGTCGAATCGAACATGGCGGCCCAGTTTTACCGGATCAGCGAATCCGCGCAGTTGGCATCGAACAGCACGCTGCGGCGGCGGTTCCTGAATCCTTCGTACAAGCCGACGCGTGGTGTGACGGGTAACTATTACGCTGGTGACTACGGGGCGTATCAATACCCGCAGGCGGGGTGGACATCTCGCGGCGGATCAAGGGAGGGGAGGGTGTCGCGTGGCAGATGAAATCACAATCGGATCGGATGTGAACCGGGTGCGTTCGGATTCTCGCATGATTGCTATGGCGATCAAACGCCGCTGGCCGATTCCTGATGAGGTGCGGCAGGCCATCGTGGACCGCATGGCCGGGTTTGTACGCGACTGCCCGGACCCTGATAAGGCAACATCGGCGGCCCGTGCGCTTATCGCGGCGGAGGCGCAGAACCAATCGGACGATCACCTTGCGGATAAGAATGAGCGGCTCGATAGCGGCTCGCCAACGGAGGCGCAGAAGATCGAAGTGGTGTATGTCAACCGGATGCCGGAAACACAATGAGGATCGAACTGCCACAATACCACGCCGGGCAACTGGCGATCATCAAGGACCGCAAGCGGTTCAATGTGATCCAGTGCGGTCGGCGGTTCGGCAAGACCACGATGGGCGTGGTGCTGGCCGCCGAAATGTCCATAGCAGGCCATCCGGTGGGCTGGTTCGCGCCGACGTACAAGTATCTGATGGAGGTGTGGCGTGAGCATGTCCGCATCCTCCGCCCGATTATCGCCAAGAGCAACGAATCCGAGAAGCGGATCGAGTTGGTGAACGGTGCTTCGCTTGACTACTGGACGATGGATAGCGACGACCCCGCCCGTGGCCGCAAATACAAGCGCGTGGTGGTGGATGAGTGCGGCATCGTGCGAAACCTTGCGGACATTTGGAATAGCGCGATCCGCCCGACGCTTGCTGATTTGCGAGGGGACGGATGGATGCTCGGCACCCCAAAGGGGCGGCGCGAGTTCCACCGCTTCTATCTTCGCGGTGTCCAGAATGAACATGGCTGGGCTGCGTTTCGTGCGCCGACGAGTTCTAACCCGGCGATTGATCCCGAGGAATTGGCCGATGCGAAACGCCAGATGCCACCGCAGATTTACGCTCAAGAGTTCGAGGGCATCCCTGCGGATGACGGCGGTAATCCGTTTGGGATGGACGCCATCGCCAAGTGCTTTGGTGATTGTGCTGGTGAACCCGTCTGCTATGGGGTTGACTTGGCAAAATCGACTGACTGGACTTGGGTTGTGGGCCTATCGGCGGCTGGACAGGTAGTGGTGTCCGAACGCTGGCAATCGCCGTGGCTCGAAACCAAGCGGCGCGTGGCCCGCATCATTGGCGATAAGCCAACGGCGATGGATTCGACGGGCGTAGGCGATCCAATCGTAGAGGAGTTGCAACGCGATCTGCCAAACGTGGAGGGCGTGAAGTTCAGCAGCACTAGTAAGCAGCAGATGATGGAGCGGCTGGCGGCCCGCATCCAATCCGGCGAGGTGCGGTTTGCGGACCCGATCCTGCGTGCTGAGTTGGAGGCGTTCGAGTACGAATACACCAGCGGCGGTCGTGTGGCGTACTCGGCCCCGAGCGGGTTGCATGATGACGGCGTGTGTGCCCTCGCCCTGGCGTGCCGGAAGCACGAATACAACAAGCACGGCGGCGGCTTCTACTTCGGCGTGGCAGGCGGCTACCGCGAGGGCACGGATGCCCACGATGCCGAACCTGTGCATAGCACTGAAATCGAACTGGATCGGCGGCTGCTATCTGTGGAAGGCGGTGCGTGGTGAAACTCCTGTCGTACCTTCGCAAGTTTATAACCCCATCGACATCAAACGAGTTCGCCGGATGGGTCGAGGCAACGGTCATACCGCAGGACGAGACGCGCTACCTATACATGTTCAACTCGGACATGGGGCGGTACGTCGAACGCTACACCCAATGGGTAAACATCTGTTGCAACCTCAACGCGGGCAACTGCGCATCGGCGCGAATCCGGTTGTACCGGCCCACAACCGGGCGCGGCATCGCCAGCCGCAAGGACATGCGGCGATTGAACGATCCGGCGAGGGTGGGTATGAAGGCCGCGACTCTGGTTGACGGCAAGCAGGTCGAGCAGGTCATCGACCATCCGGTGATTGATCTGATCCGCAACCCGTCTAGCGTGATGAGCGGCCATGAGTTTGCACGCTTGCGGTTCCTGAGCAAAGAGTTGTGCGGTAATGCGTTCTTCTGGTGCATCGCGCCCGAGAACGGCGAACCGAACGGGCTGGCGTTCCTCTACCCGCAGTTCGCGGCGGTCATCGCCAGCGACAAAACCTTCGTGGACGGGCTGATGTACGGGCGTGACACGGCTAAGCGGGTGAAGATACCGCAGGATGAGACGCTGCATTTCAAGCATCAGCCGTCGATGGTTGACCCGTACTACGGCGATTCATGGATTTCGGCGGTTCTGGCCGAGGCCGATCTGTTCCGCTACGCGACGGTATCCGAAACCTCACGCTGGCAGAACGAAGGGCGGCCACCCATGATTATCAAACTGCCCGACACGATGGGGGCCGAGCAACGCAAGCAGGCGATCAATGACATAAACAGGCAGGTGAGGGGAATACGCAACACCGGCAACCCGCTTGTGGTGCAGTTCTCCGAAATCAAAAACATGGGGTGGCCGAACAAGGATATGGAATATGTCGCGGGCATGGAGCGCACCGAGCGGATGATCTGGGCGGCGGCGGGCATCCCCGAGAGCGTGCTGCGCCCGAATGAGGGATCGTTAGCGGCGGCGGCGGCAGGTCACCCGGGTTACATGCGGAACGCGATCACACCCCGACTGTGCCTTGATGCGGACGACTTGACAAACAAATTGCTGCCCAAGTTCCAAGGGACAGATGGCTGGTTCTTCGCCTATGACGATGTGGTGCCAGAGGATCGGGCAGCCAAGAACGCCGAGATGGTTTCGTTCGCCGGGTCCGGGTTTATGACCATCGACGAGGTGCGGGCCGAGTTGGGTAAGGAGCCGCTACCGAATGGGCTGGGTTCTGTCCCGCGAATCAATGGCACGGCGTTGGTGCTGAACCAGACCCCGGCCATGATCGAGGCGGCCAAGCACGCGGATTGTTGCTGGCATGAATCGTTCCGCATCAAGTCCATGCCGGTGTGGGTGAAGGACGACCGGGGCGGGTACGAGGCCGCCATGCGGACGGCGTTGAAGGCGTGGTTCGACAACGTTATTTCAGACTGTGCCCGGATGGTGCAGGATTCGGGCCAGATTGCGATTACGGGCCAGCGGCTCAATGAACTGAATCAGATCGTGTCCGAGGGCACGTTGCAGGCGTTCACCGCTGGCGGCATCGCCAAAGAACCAGACTTCGCACTCCCGGCGGATCGTGTGGTGCAAGCCCTTTCCAGACACCGCGCGACGGTGATGGAGGAGGTGTCTGGCACCACGCTTGACGACCTGCGTACCACGCTAGCGGACGGCATCGCCAATGGTGATTCGGTCGCCACCATAACGCAAACGCTGGCGGAGACTTACCCCGAGCAACGGGCGGCACTCATCGCCCGTACTGAGACGGGCAACGCTTTCGACCTTGGGCAGCAGGCCGCCATGACGGAGGCGGGCGTTGCGTACAAGGCGTGGGATTTGGCGGGCGGCCCTTGCCCGTTGTGTGAGAAGATAGTGGGCGCGATTATCACCAAATGGGGCGCAAACAAGGTACCGATTGACCAGCCGTATCTCACGTCGTCCGATATGCTTGCTATCGGTGCGGGCAAACTTTCCCGCGACCTGTACGCCGCCAAGGGGCACCCGAATTGCCGGTGCGGAACAGCCGGTATCAGAGATGACGGAGGTACACCATGATCGTCCCGACAATCGACATACAGGCCACTATCAAGAACCTACGCCAGCGCACTGGCTCCGATGATGTTGGCATCCGTGGCGTGTTCGGAAAGCAGGGCATGGCAAAGGAGTACGGCGGCGATTATGACATTGAGGGCATCGCTACCACAAACGATATAGACTCGTCGCGAGAGGTTGTGGTGCCCGAAGGGGCCGACGTGACGTATTTCATCCAGAACAAGTCCATCTTCGTGGACCACAACTACACGGTGCATCATTGCGTGGGCAAGTTGCGGGTGAACTCGCTGCAACTAGTGCGCGGTATTGATGGGCAGCCCTATGGCTGGCGGGTGCGGATTGCCATGAGCAAGACCGCCAACCAAGAACTAGTGCGGGATTGCATGGGCTTGGCTCGTGACGGGATCGGCATGTCAATCGGCTTCCGCGCCCTGGATTGGGGTGCCCCGTCCGCAGACGAGACGAAGCGTTGGCCCAATGCCGTGACGGTGATCCGCAAGTGGCAGTGGCTGGAACTGTCCCTCACCCCATTCCCGTGCAACGTGTCCTGCCGGGGCTGGGCTATGGACGACCCAGCCGAGAATCAGGATGCGTATTCGGCGACGGCTAAGTGTCTTGAGCGTGTAGGGTGCAAGCAACTCTGGCGGCCACCCGCGCCGGTAGTGGTTCCTGTGCCGGAATCCGAACCAGAAAAAAAGCAGGTTGACAAGCCCAAGGCAAGAACGGTGGTTATACTTCGGTAACTCCCTCGGCTACTGCCCCCGCACTCGGCGACCTGTTGCGGTTTCGTGGATGCCCTGAGAAGTGCAAGTCACTTTGTCAGGAAGTTTCCCATGAACCGCAAGACCCTTATGGCTGTCCTTCGTGACGGCTACGGCTACAAGGGGGCCGACGAACTCCCCGAGATTCAGAAGTTCATCGCCGACGAGAACCTTGACCTCCGCGACGAGCAAGGCAAGGCGGTTGACGTTGCGCAGGTGTGGATCACCCCCGCCGCGAAGCGTGCCGTTGTGCTGCCATCGGCCAAGGAAGAGGCCACGCCCCGCAACGACGAGGCAGTGACTAAGGCGGCATCGCTTGCCGCTGGCAAGACCATCGAGGCCCCCGCGATTCGCAGCAAGGCCGAGAAGGATCGGGCACTCTACCAGAAGAAGATCAATGCAAAGACCGCGATCTATTCGGCCCCGGAAGAGGCGGAAGAGTTCGGCGCGTTCATCCGCTTCAACGCAATGGGCGGCAAGGATTACAGCCAGAAGGCCAACGACCGCGAGATTCTTGTCAAGGCCGGTGCTACCACGGTCAACAGCACCGGCGGCGCATTGGTCCCCGAGGCGTTCAATGCCCAACTCATTTGGCTCACCGAGAACTACGGCGCGTCCCGCCGCTTGGCGAACGTCGTCACGCTGCCCACCGATGTGAACTACTGGCCTCGCAAGACCGCCCTTGGCGCGGGCGCGTTCATCGACGAGAACGGCACATTCACCGCCACCGACAACACCTATGACAATGTGGCATTGAACCCCAAGTTGTTCGGCGTTCTCGCTCGCCTGTCGAACTCGTTGCTCGAAGATTCGGCTGTCAACATCGCCGACGACTACAGCCGGTCATTCGCAGAAACCTACAGCATCACGATGGATAACTGCTATTTCAACGCGGCTGGTCAGCCCGCGTATGGCAACATGATCGGCCTCAACAACTCCACAAACGTGACATCTGTTACGGCATCAGGCGCATCGGCAGAGGCGATTGTCGCCGCTGACATCACCAAACTCATGGGCACTCCGGCCAACGCGGGCCAGAATCCCAACTGGGCTTTCGTTATGTCGCGTCAGGTGTTCGTGCGATCACTGGCACGCATCGGCCTTGCGGCTGGCGGCACCACGGCCATCGAATACACCAACGGCGCAATCGTCAACGGACTGCGTACCGATGCCATGTTCCTTGGATTCCCCGTGATCTTCGCTCAGGTCATGGACACCACGGGCGGCAGCGGATTGACTCAGATGTATTTCGGCGACTTCCAAGCCAGCACCATGATCGGCATCCGCCGCGACCTTCGCATCAAGACCAGCACCGAGCGATATTTCGATCAGGATCAGTTCGCCATCCTCGGCACGTCGCGTTTCGGCGTGAACATCCACGGCAGCGGTCGTTCTGGCAACGACCCAATCGCCAAACTGGTCACTACCTAATCCGCACAGCACACACAAGGAGTATCCCTCATGGTTCCCCTGCAAAACATTGTCTTTGGTCTTTCGGTTCCTCCCATTGACGCTAACGGCACCACGCCCACGGCAACGGTGTTTGACACGGCGCAGATCACCAACGGACTCGGGCCGTCCTGCACTGTCGGTGTTCTCATCTCCATCGGCAACATCGCGGCCAACGCGACATCCTGCATTGTGCAGGAGGCCAGCGATAGCGGCTTCTCTACCGATGTGGCAACGGTCGTTACATTCACCAATCCCACGGCGGCCGGCAGCGACAACACCCTGCTCTTCGCCACCATCAACATGGGGGCGCGTCAGCGGTACTTCCGTGTCCAGATCACCGGCGGCGCGGGCGCGACGCTGGTTTCGGCTGTGTTCATGGCGTTGCCCACCGGCATCGCCCCGTCCACCGCCACACTTCGCGGCGTTGCTCAGTATCAGAACGTCTAACCCACACTCCCGGCTCGGAAACGGGCCGGGGTGTATTTGCTTGACCGTCCGTCCAATCGCGTGATTTCACCCACCACGCTCTCAAATAAGGGGCCTGCATATGGCACTATCCGCACCGCTCCAGACCACCACCACGGCCCTCGCCCAAACCGTTGCCACTGCCTCAGCGTTTGGCAACATCGTGACGCCGGTGACGAATGCGAAGGCCACGGCTGCCACTGCCACCGAACTGAAAACCCCGCTGTCGTTCGCGGGAAGTAACTGCATGTGGACCAAGGTTGGCCCGGGCGTGACGCGAATCATGCTCCGTGCCAAGTATTCCGGCACGGTCACTACTTCGCCCGTCGTGCAGGTGTACGGCGTGCATCAACCCGACCCCGCTACCGGCGTGTCGTCCTCGTCTCCGGCGTTTGCGGACGACGGCACCATCCGGCCCACGCGACTTGACAACGACGCAGCGGGCGCGGGCTTGACGATCACGCTGGACGCGACGAACGACCTGCGCGATTCGGCGGGCACCCCGAATCTCTACAGCCCTTGGTACGAATACATCAGCCCGGCGACGGGCGCGCCGGGCGACTTGCTTGGTTGTTCGCATTTCCTTGTGTTGTGCGCCACCGCTGCGAATACCAGCGGGGCGTGCGTGATCGAGGCCCTTGTGTTGAACTAACGGAGGGCGGTATGGCGATCATCACCACCGCCGAATACAAGACATATGCCGGGATCTCCGGGAGTACCGATGACACCTTTATCGGCTTGGCTATTACTGCCGCGCAAGATATGGCCGAGAAGTTTACGGGCCGCAGGTTCGACGCTGGCAACTATGTAGACACCATAGACGGGAACATCGGGCAGGAATCGGTGCAGGTGAAATCTTGGCCGATCAATACGCTCACGTCGGTCGAGTACCGTGTCGGAACGACGTTCCAGACTTTCGATGCTGATCTGTATTCGGTGGACACCACCAACGGCATCATCTGGATCAACAACCCGGCATGGGGCCGGGTCACCGGCTCAGCCGACTCATGGTATGGCGACGGGGCGGATTGGCAGAGTACCAGTATGGGCGCGGGTATTGGCCCGTCACCCAGATTCCCCGAGGGATCGTTCAATATCCGCGTGACTTACAACGGCGGGTATACCAGCCAAACGATGCCCGCGAGTCTGAAGTGGGCCATGTATCAGGCGGTCGATCTGCTGTTCACCAATCGCGCCGCGAACCCGATGCTCCAGTCCGAAAGCATCATGGCGTATTCGTACACGAAGGGGTACCGCAACGGCAGGTCTGTGTCGATGGAAATGATTATGGCCGATCTGTTCGGCAGCGAGGTGGGGCGAGCATGAACGCACCACGCCACCTATTCATCCACACCGCGAGCGTCATCTCGCCAGCCGTTGGCGACGACAACGGCATGGACATCAACGTTGGCAACGGGACAACAACCCGCAAATGCCGCGTGGAAGACCCATCATCATCTCGCCAGTTGAGCGAGGGCCGCATCGCGGGCGAGCATCGTTCTACCGGCGTGTTCGATGTGAAAGACGGGTATTTGACCACCGGCACGCTTATCACGGTCACTGGTCCGGGGTATCCAACGGCGGGCCGCCTGTATCGCGTCGAGGGGCCTGCGAACAATTCGGCAGGGCATGGCGTGATCTACGTTGTTGATCTATCGCAAGCGGAGGGGATTGCATGATCCAACTCCGCATCAAGCAGGAATGGAAGGTTGGCGACCTTGCCTTGAAATTGGACAAGGCCATCGCACATGGCGTGGACGGGGCGGCGCAGGAACTCGCAAGCCGCGTGCGGGCATCGCTGACAAAGACGGCGGCGGGCACACCTTCGGCTGTCGGCTCGCCACCTTCGCGGCAGACAAGTTCGTTGCACGATGGTATTACTTGGCACCGCGACGGCAAGGGTGCGCGGGTGGGTGTGCTGAAGTCCATCAAGTATGCTGCTATCCAAGAGTTCGGTGGGGTGATTACGGCAAAGAACAGACGACTGCTTGCTATACCCGTGCATCCGAAAGCCAAGGCCCGCGCGAGAATGCGGCGCGGCCCACGCTCGTTTGCGTTTCTATTCATGGTCAAATCCAAGAAGGGGAACTGGCTGCTGGTTCGGCGCAAGGGCAAGAAGGGGATCGAGGTTTATTACGTTCTAAAGCCGAGCATAACGCTCCCGCCGCGCCCGTACTTCTTCCCCCAGACAAAGAACCTCGCCACCACTGCCGCCATGCAAGCCGCGTTTGAGGCGAACGCGCAGAAGGTGTTTGGTGTCGCATGAAGTTTGACGAACTCGCAGACGCGATCCGGGACCGGCTGGTGGCCGATCCAACGCTGGTAGCCGTTGCAACCGGCGGCATCAAGAACTTCCAAGGCCCGCTATCGGGTGTCACTGATCCGGGCACAAAGCCATACCTGTTTATGGTCTACGGGGTTGCCGATCAGCAGCAGCACGCACAACGGGCCGACGTGTGGCAAGCGACGATTCAGGTACTCATCAAGGCACCAATGAACGGCACGGGCACCGCCGGCAACGGCGGCCCGGCGTTGTGCCAAGCCATCATCAACCGCGTGTACGGCGATTGGAACACACAGGCAAGTTTCACGCCGTCCTACGGCTTGCATCGCTGGCAGGTCGGGGCATTAGTCACACCCGGCTGGCACGCTGGCGTGATGGTGTGCAACCAATGCGAGTATTCCGGGCAGGATGACGATAACTGGTTTATCGCGTCGATGACATTCACTTGTCAGGTGACGCTCAACGCATAGGAGATTCACATGGGCTATCAACTTGAAGGCATCCAGACGACGATTACCAGCGTCACGGCGGCTACCGATCTTGCGACGATGCTGCACCCATCGACGGGTTCGCTTGTCCCCAACAACATCACGATTGATGTGGATGAGGATGTGTTGGATATCACGGCGCAGGGCGATACGTTCGGCAACTACCGCCCCGGCTTGCGTAGTTGGCGGGCAACGATTGACTGCCTGTACCCGAAAGCCGCGCCCACGATTGGCGTGAACGGGTTAGTGACGTGGTCCGACACGTTGTATTCATACGGCATCCGCTCATGGACGCTGGACATCACCACGCCGGTCTATGACATTTCCAACTTCTCGCAATCAGATAAGACGTGGAAACTGTTTCGACCGTCGGCGAAGGTAGAGGCCAGCGGCACATTTGAGGCAATGGCGGACTCGGCGACGGCTGCTGGTCTGCCCCATGCGTACTCAGCGTCGTTCCCGACCCTCACGCTGAAACTCACAGAGGACGGGGCGACCGATCCCAACTTCGCTATGTCCGCCTTTGCTAATCAGTTGGGAATCGCGGCACCCATCGGGGCATCGGCGTTGACCATGTACCGCTACGGGTTCCGGTCCAAGTCGGCGATCACCGCAACGAGCGGATCGGGTGGCCTGCTGGCGATCTTCGCGGCTGGTGCGATTGGAACTCCATCATGGGATACCACCAACGACGGTGTGCCGGATGTGACGCTGGCTGGCAAGTTTGACAACTCGGGCGGCTCGCGCACGTTCTCGGGAACGTGTTTCTGGTCCGGCGTGTCTATCTCATGCACCGTCGAGGGCCTGATTACGGCTCGCGTGTCGTTGCAAGGCGCGGGTCCATTGACAGTCGCATAACGGGGGGATGAATGGCAGGCGCGGGTTCAAATGAGATTGGGCGGGTATCCGTTGGTGTTGAGGCCGCCGGCGCGGATGCCACTGTTGCCAAACTCAAAGAGGTCGAAACCGCTGGTAAAGAACTCACACAAGAACTTCAGATGATGGAGGCGCAGGCGGCTGGATCTGTGCGTCGATTGAACGACGCATACAACACGTCGATCAGCGGCCCGGGGTTCGGCGCAAACTTCAACACGTTTGACGATCCGTATCGCAAAGGCGGCTCTCCCGCAAAGCCATTGCGTGAGGCGGCTGGTGCGGCGGCAGGAATTACAACTAGCATGAACGCTGCATCCGCAAGTGCGCGTGAGGCGGCTGGTGCGGCGGCAGGAATTACAACTAGCATGAACGCTGCATCCGCAAGTGCGGGCACGTTCTTCGAAAGGGTCAAGGCGTTTACCCAGCCACTGCAAAACGCGCTTGGGGTTATTTCTCGCGTGTCTGGATACCTCGCGCTGATAAGCGCGGCGTGGTCTGCCATCAACTATCTACAGGAAAAAGCGAACGAGGCGGCAAAGAAACACGTCGAATCCGAGAAGGATTTGCAGGAACTTCTCGAACGCCGCAAGGTGATACTTGGACAGGTCATCGAAGATGAAACGGATAAGAAGCGGGCCGAACTTGAAGAATCGCACAAGAAAGAAATCGAAGATGCCAAAGCGCGATCCGGTAATGCGGTATGGCTTGAACTTCGCCTCGCCGAATTGAAGAAGAAACACGCCGAGGAGTTGGCAAGATTCGATGAGAGAGTATCAGAATCGTCTAGGCAAAAAAACAGAGATTCTGAAGTCAAGGCATATCAGGACGTGCTGAAAGAAACCGAGGCGGCTGAGAACGCCGCGAGGATGGAGGGGCTTTCGGAAGAACAGAAGATCGCCGAGCAACTGGCCCAGAAGCGGCTGGACATTGAACGCCGAATATCGCAGACCACAGACCAATACACCATCGACCTGTTGAATCGGCAACTCGCGGCGGCGCAGACCGTGGCGGATAAGCAACTCGCGGCACTTCAAGATAAGCAAGCCAAGGAGAGGGCGGCACTGGAAGAGCGTGCAAGGGCAGAGGCAGAGAAGGCCGATCAAGTTGCCAAGGCGTTTTCAGAGGCGCTCTCACGCGAAGCACAGGCCTTCAACGACGCTATCGGCTCTGTCGTCACACAGAACCAGCAACGCATGGCGCAAATGTTCGACACCACCGCGTTGCTCCAACGCTTCGACGGCATCGCGTCAGCACTTGAAACGCTCGCACGGCAGAGGGGGGTGCGCTGATGCCACAGTTTGACGAACGCATCGTGTCCGGCGAATCGCGGTACGATTCACAATCGGCCCAACTCGTCCGCGAGTTTACCACCGGGTACCTCACACAAGAATCTGCCCTTGCTGATCCACGATGCCCACAGATCGGCTCGCCCCATCCCAACTACCCGAACCTTTTCGCAGATCGGCACAACTTCAAGCCAAAGAGTGATGGAACGCTAGACCTCACCGTGTTGTATTCCAATAACGGCAGCGGCAAGATTTACTTCAATCAGGACAAGTCCGACGACTATCTGCGTTGGGGATTTGGCATCAACAGCCGCGTCACAGATATTCCCGTGTTCACGCTGGCCGAGAAGATTGTCACAAGCGGAACATCGGCGGCAACGCTGAAGGTGTGGGAGCCGGACACAATCAGGGTTGCCGAGAATAACGCGACGCTGTGGGCAACCGTCGTTGTCCCCAAACTCGTGCTGGCCGATATGGGCCAGATCATCGCGCAAATCAGCAAGGTACACGAGATACCCATCGGCAGCGGCATCTACTACGCATTCATGCCGCCAGCGGTGCGGAACATCGACACCGAGCGGGATGAGATCACTTACACGTGGGAGAAGGATTCGGGCACACGGCAGCCCGCCAGCATCCCATTCCAAAGTCCAAAGAAGATGGTGGTGCCGCCGCCATTGACCGTTGGCGGCGTGGTGTATTGGCGTGCGCCGTACACAACGCTGGTAGTAATTCCGCCACCGCCACAGACGGGGACGGGAACGCCGCCGGAGCCCGAGATTTCGTGGATGTATACAAACTACGCGGATCACAACGGTTGGGTATCCCTACCCGGATTGGATCGAATCTAATGGCAAGCGCAACACCATGCCCCGGCGTGATTGTCAGTGTGCAGGGCACCAATCCCGGCCCGGCTAGCGGCATCACATACACCGTGACTATCAACCTGCCATCGGGTACGGTGGCGACGTTTGCTGGTGTCGTCCCCCACAACTATCGCCAGCCCGACAGCATCGACACCATTGCGGCGACACCCGGGACGTGGTTCACCGCGTTCGACGTTGGCGGCGTTATGCAATACCAGATCATCGAGGGCTTTGCAACCACGGGGTGCGCATGAGAACCAATGAGGCGCAATTCGTCGCGGACGCATCTACCTCCGGGTGGTCGGCATCGGCTACCGGCCTCCCGATGGTGCTGGATTGCGCCGGGTTGAACGTGGCGACAGTGCAAGCGCAAAGCATCGGCGCGACCGCATGGAGTACGGCGGTCCTCACCGTCTATCGGTCGAATGTGATGCCGGGCAGCGGCGTGTACGCGCTAGAAACGGTAACCACGATCACGGCACCCGGCATATCCGCAGCGTTGGATGTGTCCGCGTTCCGGTATCTCATCGTGAGTAAGACCACCACACAGTCCGGGGTATCCATCCAAGTCAACTTGTACGCTCAGGAGTAACTCATCATGGCTCTTTCATATCTCACGTCGGGCGCAACGACAATGGCCGCTGGTTCATGGTCAGACGGCATCGGATTTGCCCTGTCCGCCACGCTTATCGTGAGCAGCCAAACCGGGCAGACCGTCACCGGGTTCGATGCCTCAACAGCGGGCATCGGCCAGATTTCCTATCTGGATATTCGCCCACTATTCTCGGGGTCGATTGGATCGGCGGCTAGCCCGTTGAAGATGGGTGCGAGTACCCGCGTGTGGAACGCGGCCAGCGGCGGCACGCTGTACCTGCAAGCCGCCAACGACACTACCGGCGGATCGTCGGCGAACACCATCGCCCTCTACCAGCACTCGGGCCAGTCTACCGCGACGCTGGTTGGCGGTACATTTACGCAAGTCCAAGTTTCGGCGGGCGTGGTAACTATTGGCTCGGGCACCGTCGTTACCACTCTTCGCGTCAGCGGCGGAACCGTGACGGTCGAAGACAACGCGACGGCTATTACCACCTACGAATGCACTGGCAGCGGCAAGGTCATCATGCAGCGGCAGATCACCACCGGCACCGCCGATGGCTTGTCCACAACCACCTATGACGACAGCGGGGCTATCACCACCTGTACCGTTGGATCGGGCGCGACGTGGAATCACCTGCAGGGCAATATCACTACGGCGGTGTTCAGGGGCACGATCAATACCGGCGGCCTGAAAGCCGATGCCACATTCGGCGGCACATCGTTGACGTGGTGGAATACCGCTACGCTGGTTACGCCTGCGGTTGGCGGGGCAACCCTCACACAATCGAACGTGACAAACATCCTTGGCGGGTATCAGGCCGCGACGACCAGCGGCGGGGGCGTGCCCATCCCGTGAGATTGCTTGCCTCAAATCGCCGATTGGTTCTACGCGGGCGGCGTTTGGCTCTTGCTATCGCCGGGTGCTTCGCCCGTTGCTGCGCCGCCCAAGCGTGGAACGTCGCCGACCTATGCAACGAGGGGGATGCCCCGCCCGGCGTGCCGCGATACATCACATTCCCCGCCGGGTTTGTGTGCGGCGACGGATGCCCCATCAGCGGCGGTCGGCTGGTCATCTATCAGGGGTACTGCTACACGGTGGTATCGGGGCCCGGCACCGTCCAGTGCCAAGGGCCGAGGGCCAGGCCGATTGAGTACCTCACGCCCTACCCCGGCGCGACGGTGGTAACGTGGCAGGAATTGCAGTGCAAGCCGCTGGAGGCGACGTGCTTGGACCCTGAGTGTGTGCCGACCGAGCCGGGGTGTTGCTCGCTCCCCTACCAATTCCGATGCACCGACATTGGTGCACCGATCACCTGCAACCTTCCCAAGAAGTTCCGGGTCCGCCGGCGGGCATCGTGGCGTTGGCGGTCGTGGCTAGTGACAGATTTCAATAACTGCAACGGTGCGTACTGCGAAGAAATGAGCATGGAAATCGACGGGTACGCCGACTTCGCGTGCCAAGAGAACGGGGCGGAAACGGCACCTGTCTGTACGAATGTATCCGGCACCATCGAAATCTCGGGGTTTCAAGACATCACCGGCGGCGGCTCGATCAATGGCAGCCACCCGTTCTACTTCGTGCCCGGCGGATTGTTCCAAGGGTTCGGACCAGACCAGCCGGCGGATGCAACTACGTTCGGCATCCCGTCCAACGTGCTGGCAAGACTTCACCCGCCCTTCGGTTCATATCCATTCTGCGGCGGTAACCACACTTTCGTGAGTGACCCGCCGGATTGCTACCAGCGGACCACCACCTGTCCGGGCGGCGTGCGATCCGTACTCCACGAGCAAGCCAACTGCGCGAACGGCATCCTCGATAATCTCGTCTACCGCGATTGTTTCCTATGGGATCAGACCTATGTGAGTGAGGGCAACTACCTCCCGCCCTGCCCGCCAAATGAAGCGTGGAACGATTCGGGGGTGGACCGGATCACACTCACCCCGCTGGCTGGTTGCCAATCGCAGCCCGCGTGGAATGCCCCACCGCCGGGCCCGGAACGCCCCTCACCAATCAACACCGCTGGCCTGCCTTCGACGGCGGCCATGCTCGCGGCCCTTGCGGAGTGACTATGGCCTGTGGATGTGCCGCCACCGTTGACGTTCGCCAAGCCGTGGCCGCTATGTGCCACCTGTGCCCCTATGCCGAGCATGGGCCTTCCGCGTGGCGTGATGGGGCGGTGGCTTGCACCATCGACGGCAAGGCCATTACGGGCCGCGTGGCGTGCCCGCGCGGGGTGTGGAAGGATGGGTTGATTCGCTGGCTGGGTGTCAAGTGGCGCGGCGTGCCGATGCCGATTCGCTGGGTCATGCGGGCCGTCTACCGCGTACCGCTCAGGAAGTGGGCTGGGTGTGGGTGTCTGGATTGGGCGAAGCGTGCCTACGAAAAACCCCCCGAGTGAGCGTGCGTGGCAGAGGCCCGGGGGGTGTGCTTAGTTGTTAGATTCGTACTCGGACTTTCCGTCAACGCGCCTGACAATTCTTGTCTCCTCGTCCACCGTGTGAGTTTCCAAAAATTGGCTATCCGTCCAACTAAGTGGGCAAATGTTGCTAAAGAAATGCCAACACTTCTCGCCACAGTGAGGGCAGTCGGAACACATGTATTGCGGCACCTTGTCTGGGTACTTCAGCATGAGCGGGCCATCACAACATGGGTACGATCCGATCATCATTGATAAAGAACCCCTGGGGGTGTGCAAATCTAAATGCAACACCAATCCATAATCGTTATTAGTGATTCTTCCACTGCAATTCCCATCGAACCTTGTCGCTCGTCGTTTGCATAGAACTTCGGCTTTCGCCTTTATGCCATACTTGAGACTTGCTTCTTGTTGTCGGTTTCCATCCTGCGGCTTTGTAAATTGTGCCTTGGTGGTGGTCTGTCGCCTGATACGAAATCAGCCCGTCAATTTCAGGAAACTTTTTTTTGATCATTCTTGTCATAACGGAAAGCATGCGACTTGCGGTGTTCGGAGGCGCGTCGCTGCATATAGCAAACCTCCGTAATTCTAATAAATTCCATCCGTTGCGTAGTCTATTTGCTGCAATTGGTGTTGTCCATATAGCCACCGCATACGCGACAGTTCCAAACTCTGCGATATATGCCACTCTATGCTTGTTTCCAACAAGATTTCCAAGATGTGTTTTGGGCAATACGGAATGCCACGTAGTATTTAGTTCTTGCGCCCTTCTCATTCCGCATTCGCTAATAAACAGCTGAAGCGCCGAGGTCGGATTTGAACCGCCACTTCCGCTCGGGAAGAGCGGCATGCTTTCTCTTACATTATCGGCGCATGAATTTTTGCAGTGTGTATTCATTCTGAATGGGTCCGACCGGGTTTCCCCGATCTTTCCCTACCGCGATTCACCTACGCGGCGGTCGGTGCTGGCGTTGGAAAGGCGACGGTTACTACCCGTCCACCAGCACCAAGGCATCCGAGTCTATCCCTCAATCGTCACGATGACGCGGGTTCCGGCTTGGTCCATTCGATCATGCGAACAATGTCTGCCTCACGGTAGAAAGACTGCTGTAGGTTGTTGTCGTCGCGCGCCGTCAATCGCCAACCCTTGCGGTCCTCATGCCACAGAACGCATCGGTGAAACTTGTCGGCCTGCTTCGCCCCTTCGTCGGCTTGGTCTAACGCATCCTCCATCGCCTTCGTACCCGGCCTCACCGACTTGTCGCCCTTCACCTCGATATGGATGTCATACTCGGGCGGAAGTATCAAGTCCTGCCCGTCCTTCACGCCGTTGCGGGCTCCGCGTTGTGCGGGGATGCCGTGTGACGTGAGGAAGTGCGCGGCTTTGAGTTCAATGCGTTTACCTTTCGCGCGGGAGTTCATTGTCCGCCTTTCGCTAGTGATGCCCGATGCTCCTCGCACCGCTTCTTGGCTGCCCACTCCAGCGGCTTCGCGTCGCTCATGTCGCCTCCTTCTTCAACGGCGTGCGAACGGGTATCTTTGAGGCATCGTCGTGGGGCTCCTTGGGAATAAATGAATCAATGAGCGTCCGCATGTATTCCGCCAACTCGTCATCGGTGCAGTTGCCGCTGTTGTATTGGGCGACGTACTCGGCTGCCGCATCTTCCACGGCCCTCAACCTCGCAATCTCCGCGTCGCGGGCGGAGAGTTGGGATTCGAGGGCGGCAAGACGACTGTCCTGCTTCTCCATCGCAAGGTGACACTCGGCGCAGAAAGGTCCGCAGCACAGTTTGGTTTGGTCAACTAAACCCATCACCCCACCTCCTTCGCGGTGAGTTTTGATATGCGGCCATACTCGTATGCGTGGTGCGACTTGAACTTTCCGTTCTCACTCCACCACACAGCACGAACCATCACGCCAAACCTGTCGGCCTTGGACCGTGACCAACAATATCCGTCATGTCCACGCTGACGACAACACCTCGCATCACTCCAAATGTGTATCGAATTACACTTCATGCCGCACCGCCCTTAAAAGATTCTCCCAACACTCTCCGGC